CTATCAAATTGAAGCATAGTGTAGTGGTAACACATCTGCCTTTGACGCAGACATCCGAGGTTCGAATCCTTGTGCTTCAACAAATTGTTCCGCCGTGAAAAGGGATTCGCTACCAAACGAAGGGACATGGGTAGTTGAGCTAAAGACTTGACTACCCGACACTAAGAGCTGAAATGCACCTCAAACTACTTATTAAAACAATGGGGTGCTACAGTTCCAGCAATTAACACTGATTTCCCTGACAAGTTATAAAAAGTGCTGGGGAGCAGTGAGGATATAAAAGGAGAGAAGAATTATGAATTTATTTGAAATAGTAAATAACGTTGTGACGTTCAGTCCACAAGCGTTATTAGCAAAACCATTTAAGTCTATTTGGGATGCAGATGAGTCTGAGGACAAGATGACTGCAACACTAGAGATGGCTTATGTTTATTACATGGCTGATGAGAGAAGTGATTTTATGCATATCTTAGATATGGATGAAAGAGCTCAAGAGGTTAAGCTTTGGCTAGATATGCATTCTGGATGGAGTGGTCAAAGAAAAGAGATTGTTAGAGCAATCCACTACTACACCAAACTGTCTGAAACAACAAGTACAAAATTACTTCAAAGTACAAGACTGGTTCTTCAGAAGATATCTGAATTCCTGGATAACATAAATATGAATGAAAGGGACGAAAGAACCAAGAAGCCTATTCATGATATTGGGAAGATTACTGGTGCAGTTGAAAAGATTCCAAAGCTTATTAAAGCTATAAATGAAATCGAGAAAGAAGTAATCAAGGAGAAAGAACTTAAAGCACAGTCTGGGAATAGAACTCAGAGTATGTTTGATGACGTAGGAATATAATGAGAAAATTCAACTCAATACAAACAGAAATCACTAGTGAATTGCTAGAGAAGATGCCAAGAGAGGAGAAGCAGGATCTATTAGATAATATAGATTCTATTCAGTTTATTCAAAACTTAGCGTCACCCTCAAGAAAGAAAGCAAAAGAATTAGATAGATGGGACAATCCGTTGTTGCCATTAACTAGTACAGATCCTGATATGGATGTTAGACAGTTGGATCCCAACGGGAGAATAGCAATTGACTTAACAGAACCTCACATACTAGAGGACATGGACTACTTTAGGCCAGGTGCTCTTCACTTTGAAAAGCATGGGTGTTACACTAAGTTGTTTCCTAATAAGAATCCAAATTCAACTTACTATAAGTTTTGGTCAGAAGAAGCAAGAAGATGTCGTGAAGGATTCGTCAGAGAGTATGACGGTGAATGGATACCAGGTAACTATTATTTTCAATTAAACTACGCTCCATTACTTAGAGCAGAAATTATAAAAGGAACTAAACAGGCTGACAGGCTTGAGGGGTTTGCATACGTATATGATGCAGATTACTGGTTCTTTCATTATTGTGAACAAGCTAGAGCACAAGGTATGCACGGGGCCAACTTAAAAAGAAGGGGTTGTGGGTATTCAGTAAAAGCTTCAAACATGTTGGCCAAGAATTTTATCTTAGGTGATACAACAAAAGCAAAAGCAAAAGTAAAGTCGTTTGCAATAGCAAATGAAAAAGAATACCTCATCAAGGATGGTATCTTAAATAAATTTGTAAACGTAATTGACTGGAATGCAACACACACGCCATGGCCGCGCATAAGATCACTTAAAGATTCTTTGAATGATATGCATTGGAGAATGGGGCGTAAAGACAATCAACGTGGAGTTGAGGTTGGAGTGTTGAATGAGGTTATGGGTGTTACATTAAAGAATGACCCACAGAAGGCAAGGGGTAAAAGGGGTGCTTTAGTACTCTGGGAGGAAGCAGGTAAATTCTCTGACTTTCTTACAGCCTGGAAAATTGCACAACCCTCTGTTGAGGAATCTGGATTTGCATTTGGATTCATGATGGCTGGTGGTACTGGTGGTGTTGAAGGTGGAGCCTTTGAAGGATTAGAGGAAATCTTCTACAACTCTTCAGGTTATAACATTATGTCTATGCCTAACGTGTTTGACAGAAATACAAATGGTAAAGGTAGATGCGCATTCTTCTTTGGTACATATCTTAACTATCGTGGTAAGATGGACAAGAATGGTAACAGTGATGTTATTGGTGCTATGATTGAAATTAATAAGAAAAGAACAGCAATTAAGCACGGAGCTTCTGATCCTAATGCAATTGTGCAAGCTAAAGCTGAGGAGCCAATAACTCCACAAGAAGCTATTATGCGTACAGAAGGATCTGCATTCCCTGTTGCTGATTTAAGAGATTACTTGGAGGATATTGCTCCTGAGCTTACGTCATTTGTAGATTCTCACTGGGTAGGTGGGTTAACTTATGATGATAAAGGATTTGTTAAATGGATGAATGATTCTCAGAAGCAGCCGATACGAGAATTTCCATATAAAGTAAGAGGTGGAGCCAGTTCCGATGGAGCTGTAGAAATATTTGAAATGCCTAATAAAGATAGAGATGGGAAAGTTTTTGAAAATAGATACATTGGGGGAATCGATCCTATTGATAATGATTATACTATCGGTGGTTCTCTTGCTTCCATCATTATTTTTGATCTATGGACTGATAAAATTGTTGCGGAATATACAGGCAGGCCAGTCCTAGCAGATGAGTTTTATGAAATATGCTTGAGACTTACTCAGTTTTACAACGCTCAATCAAATTATGAAAACAATCTGAAGGGCCTTTTTTCATACTTTTCCAATCACAGTGCCTTGTACTTATTAGCTGATAGTCCAGAGATCTTACGAGATATGGAGATTGTTAAAAGTACTTTGTACGGAAATAGAGCAAAAGGAACTCGTACAACTAAGGAGGTTATAAAGTTAGGGAAGACTCTTCAAAGACAATGGATGTTGACTCCATACGAGGAAGAAAGATATGACGAAGGATCAGGAGAAACTACAGCAATGACAATACCTAATTTAAGAAGGATTAGGAGCATTGGATACATAAAGGAGTGTATTGCATGGAATCCAGATATAAATACGGATAGAGTGTCCGCTATGGACATGGTGATGATATTAAGAGAGGATAGAGCCAAGATGACGGTTAAGTTTGAAGATAATAAAGTTGAAAGCGTAAATTCTTTCTTTCACGATGATGAATTCCTTGATGCTAACTGGCAGAATGCTGTAGCAAAAATGGGCTACAATAATAGTAACGATAGTATAATAGATGGCTTTTAGCTATAATAGAAGAAGCAATTTTTTAATTATATTCACTAATTTTACATAATATAAGAACAACATGTCAAAAGTAAAAAATTTTCCATCACAAAAATTATCTTTTAAAAATAAAGGTAAGCAATGGCGTAGAGATCATTTAGATTGGGCTGATAATAATAGCTACCTAAATAATAGCGCTGTAAGAAGGAAATTAAAAAATAAAAAGATTAACCTTAACCTATACAACGGTAAGATAGATGTATCAGATATGAAGCTTATTTTAAACCCAGGTGGTTTAGAAAAGTTCTTTGTACCAGATGCAATACAACATTATCCAATTATAACTCCACGAGTGAATGTTCTTGTTGGTGAAGAAAAAAGAAGAAAGTTTGATTGGTCAGTTCAGATTGTTAATCCAGACACTATCTCTAAAATTAAAGAGGATAAGAAAAAACTTATAGATGCTAAGCTTATGGAGATGCTTCAGTCAGATGTTTCTGATGAAGAGCTTGAAAAAGAATTAGTACGCTATGGTGATTACATAAATTTTGACTACCAAGATATGCGTGAAAAAAGGGCTAATCTTTTAATGCGTCATTACATTGGTAAATTAGATATGAAGATTAAATTCCAGCAAGGTTTCAAGGATGCCTTAATAATGGGAGAAGAGTCTTACATATTTGATATCGTTAATGGTCAGGTTATATTTGAGAAGCTTAATCCATTGAAGGTTCACACGTTACGTAGTGGATATTCAAACAAAATAGAAGACGCAGATGTTATTGTTATAGATGATTTCTGGAGTCCAGGTAAAATACAGGATACATTTTATAATGATCTTAGTGATGTTGAAGTTAAGAACCTAGATGAAGGAAGCTGGACGGGCGGAACTAATTCTGATGGAGTATCTGAAGCTATTGATGATGAGGCAGGATTAAGATTACTTGATAGAGAGGCAATGGATACTTATGTTGAATCAACTGGAGTATTCTCTTCAAGGGGTTCAGAAGGTAGAAATACTTATACTGATAGCTTTGGAAATGTTCGAGTACTAAGGATGTTTTGGAGAAGTATGAAGAAAGTACTTAAGATTACTTACTTTGACGAAATGGGTAAGACTCAGGTTAAATTTAGATCTGAAGATTACGTTGTCAATAAAGAAATGGGTGAAACTTCAAAGACTCTTTGGGTTCCTCAATGGTGGAAAGGAGTTAAAATAGGTGAAGATACTTATTTGCAAATTAAGCCAAAAGAAATACAATATAATAAACTAGATCAACCAAGTTTCAATTCATGTGGAATTGTTGGTCAAGTATACAACACTGGTGACGAAGAAGTTGTTACCATGGTTGATAGAGCAAAACCATTTCAATATCTTTATGATATATCATGGTACAGAGTAAATGAAGCACTAAGTAAATACTTAGGGTCTATCGTTGAATTAGATTTAGCAAAAGTTCCAACTGGATGGTCAGTGACTAAATGGTTATACTTTGCGCGTAAATCTGGAATCTCTGTAGTAGATAGTTTCAAGGAAGGTCAGAAAGGAATGGCTAAAGGAAGGCTTGCTGGATCTGTAGGTAATACAACTGGTAGAGTTTTAGAACAAAGAGTAGGTGATTTCATTCAAACTCATATCGAGATGATGGAATTTGCCAAAGCACAAATGGATGAGATAACGGGTGTTTCTAGACAACGTCTAGGACAAGTTGAGAATAGGGAAACTGTCGGCGGAGTAGAAAGAGCTGTTTCTCAATCCAATCATATTACTGAAGAGTTATTTACAATGCATGACTATTGTAAGAAGAGATGTTTCCAAATACTTATTGAGACTGCAAAAATTGCACTTAAAGGTAAGGATACTAAGTTTTCTTACATTGCTGATGACATGACTCGTCAGATTGCAGAAATAGATGGTGATCAATTTGCTGAAGAAGAGTATGGATTAATGGTTTCTAATGAAGATGAAATTAATCAAATACAACAGAAGTTAGATGGAATGGTTCAAATGGGACTACAAAATCAAATGCTTTCTTTTTCAACTGCAATAAAGATCTACAATTCTCCTTCAGTAAGAGAGATTCAAAGGCTTATAGAAAAAGATGAGACTCAAATAAAAGAGTCACAAGCTAAAGCTGGTGAAGATCAACAAAAACAATTCCAAGAGCAAATGAAGCAGCAAGCTCTTAGTGAGCAGCAAGCTCAATCATTAGATCTTGAAAAGTTTAATAGAACTGATGAGACTAATAGGTACATTGCAGAACTTCAAGCTGACACAGCAAGAATAAATAAAGAAAATTCTGATAGAGGTGTTGATAATGATGAAAGTGATTTTGCAAAATTTGAAGCTGAGTTAGGAATAAAGAAAGATTCTTTAACTAACGACATGATAAAGCACAATGATATTATGTCAAGAAAAGACATGGAGATTGGAATAAAAAACAAAGTAGCTAACAAAAATATTATTTCTAAAAAATAAAATAAAAATCAATGAAATTAACTCAAAATCAATTTTTTGGAGAAGACAACACAAAGCCTATTTCATTTACTCCTGGAGCTATATTTATTGCAGTAGATACTTATAGAATATATATTTACAATAAATTTAAAAAGCCAATTGATGTAACTGGAGATTTTGAATCAACAGGTATTACCCTTAGTCAATCATCTAGCATATTAAATAATACAGATAAAATATCTTACACTGATTCTGAAGCTGTTGCTATAAATACTTCTAAAATAGGTATAACACCACAGCAGATAAATCAAATAGTTTCTAATAGCTCTAAAATATCTTATACAGATTCAGCAGCAGTTGCATCTAATACATCAAAAATAGGTTACACAGAAGCGTTAGTTTCTGCAAATACAAATGTTAGTGAAAACACTTCCAAGGTAGGTGTTACTGCACAACAGTCAAATGCTATATTATCTAATACAGCAAAAAACGGTATAACTTCATCTCAAGCAAATGCAATTACAAACAATACTGCAAAAACAGGTATTACAACGCAACAAGCAAGCAATATCGTTTCTAATACCGCTAAAGTATCATATACAGATTCAGCGGAAGTTTCAGCAAACTCATCTAAAGTAGGTATTACCACGCAGCAATCTGCAGACATTACACTTAATAATTCAAAGACAGGTATTACTAGCGCTCAAACGAATAGTATAATTGCAAATGAGGCTAAGGTTAGTTATACAGAAGCAG